ATGACCACCGACCGGCCGAAGAGGCTCACCGAGGCGAAAGCCCGCGCGGTTGCCGACGCCGCCCGCATCGTGAAGGCGCCGTCCTGGTCCACGACGCGGGAGTGGGATGTCGAGGCCGAGGACGGGGCGGTTCTCCTGGTCGTGGTGCCGGCGTACCGGGCAGGGTCCCGCGGTGGGTGGACGTACCGGTTGGAGGCGTCCGCGGCGGCCGGCCGGTGGCCTACCCGGGAAGCGGCCGCCGTTCAGGGGCTGATGGCGTGGATCCGCTGGGTGACCGCACCCCGGTAGCCGCCGCCGGTAGGCCGTCATCAGCCTCTGCCCCGTTCCAGAGCTGGGGCCTGCTAGTCGCTACGCCCCAGGCGTCGCCCTTCAGGGCTCGGAAGTCGGCGGTTCGCCAGCCCACATACAAGATCCAGTTCTCGTTTCGCCACGACCGCGCTACCGGAACGATCCGTGAGCGGGCTCAGCCGCCGTAGCGTCCGCCGTACGCGGCCGGCACGCAGGAGCATGCTCAGGCGCTGGTCCAGGAGGCTCCGCATCCACCAGGTGCCCTCGTCGTCACAGAAGAGGACGGCGGTGGGCCGGCTCCCCTCAGGAGCGACAGCCTCCATGTGCTCGTGGTCGGCGACACCAGGCGCAAGCACTTTGTAGAGCAAGGCCGGCTTGTTCACCGTTCCGGTCTTGCTGTCGGAAGTGAGCAGGTAGACGTGGTAGATCGGGCGTGCGCTGCGGTTATCGACATTGGCCGTCCAGGAGCTGGCCACCATGCCGTATCCGCAGCAGTTACGGCGCCCGTCCCGGCAGCCCACAGCCTCGGCTGCCTCCCGGTCCTCCTTGAGGCGGGAACGCCGGTAGGTGAGATAGCCGACCCCCGCGGTTCCGAAGGTGGCGGCGCCGAACCAGGCGGGGAAGGAGCCCAAGTCGATGGTCATACCGGAAGCCTGACGGAACACGGGCCGGGCCGTACGCGGCTTGAGCGGGTCCTGAGCTTCCCAGGACGGGCCGCCTTCCCCGGCGGCTTCGGTGGACACCGGCACCACCGCGGTGCACACGACAACGCCCCGACCTCACCAAGGCCGGGAGCGTGTCGCTGCTGGCGCTACTCCGTGGTCATCTCGCCCCGCAGAGCCTTGCGGACCTGCTCCGGGCCGAGCCCGATCTGCCGGGTGATGGTCTCCCGGTCCACGCCGTTCGCGTACGCGGCGCGCATCGCGGCGTTCCGGCGGGCGACGTGGGCTTTACGGCGGTGCTTGCCGGCGACGGTGGATTGAAGGAGCCGCGCCCATGCGAGGAGGGCGCGGCCTTTCCAAAGGGTGATCGGGCTGGGTGCGGGTGTGGTCGGTGCGGCCAACAGGTCCCCCTCGATCGGCTGAGTATCCGATCCGACAGTGGGGGCCGCGGCTGGGGCTGACAAGGGCGCGCACCCACCAAGTGGGGGCAAAGCCGGGAGCACGGGTCGAGACGGCGCCACTGGAGCCTCACCAGTCTCTAGGCTGCGGGATGAGCCCTGATGAGCGTGAACTCCTGCGCCTGATCGCCGAGGCTGACAAGCCCGTCGCGATGTCCGACTTCTTCCACACCATCCACCCGCCGAACTTCAACAGCAGCGTCCCCGAGGACGACCCCGACCGTCTGGCGTGGACAGAACGCCAGTTGGGTCTGTACGGGGCCTCCATTGCCTTGTGGGAGGGCGAGCTCGTACACGTGGTGCAGCCGGCGAACGGGCACACCTCGGACCTGGTGCAAGTGACCGATGCCGGCCGGGCCGCGCTCGCCTGACCAGACACGACAACGCCCCCCGACCTCGCCGAGGCCGGGGGGCGCAGTGCGTGCTCTGGTCAGTAGTTCCCGTTCGCCATGATCTCCCCGTCTTTGTCATAGACCGTGACCAGACCGTTCTTCGAGTCCCGCCAGTCCGCGAACGCCGACGCGATCAGCTTCGCGTCGGACTGATTGGCGCTCATGAACCCACCCGTGTAATCCGTGTACACCTCAGCCGTGTCCAAGATGTCGTTCTGCTTGTCAGCGCCCTGGACCTTGGTGATGTGCTCGGCCGCGGCCTTCTCGGTGGCCGTGCCGTTCTTCGCCACGTACGCCTTGAACTCCTGGGCCTGCGACAGCTCCTTCTTGGGAGCCGGGGCGGGCTTCTGCTTCTCCTCCGGCGCCTTCTCGGGGGCCTTGTTGTCGGCGGACTGTGACGGGGCGGTTGTCACGGTGCCCGCGTCCTCCTCCTGGTCGCCGCCTCCGACCGCGATCCCCAGGATGATGAAGAACCCGATCACGCCGCCGGTGATGGTGAGGCCTTTGTGCCGGGCCGGCCAGCTCTTCTTCGGCGGTACCGGCGGCTGGTAGGGGGCCGGGGGCACCGGGTAGCCGTGCTGCGGCGGATAACCCTGCTGCGGCGGATAGCCGTACTGCGGCGGCTGGTTCGGGTGGTGCGGGGGCTGGTTCGGGTGGTGCGGGGGCTGGGTCACGTTGGTGCCCTTCGGGTGGGGTTGGTGAGGTGTGTGACAAACGGGGGGCTGGGATGGTTGCACCAAAGTCGCCGGCGAACTCAGGACCGGTTTGGGGCCGGCGGCAGGCGAGGTACAGGGCCGTGACGCTGGTGATGAGAGCACCGACAACGGTGGTCAGGTACTGCAAGCCGCCCGGGCTGAAGGGAAGCACTGCCGGAGCGAGCAGCAGGAGGAGCAGCGGGGGCAGTATCCAGGCGCGGAATCCGAACGGGCGTCGGGTACTGGCTTGGATGGGGGTGGTCGGGTGGCTGGTCATGGTCTTCCCCGTAGCGGTCTTGTAGGTCAGGCTCGACGGGCCTGCCGTAGTCCGCTACAGGTGGGTGGAACACCGTCCCGGGGGCCCTCTTGTCAGGGGTAAGCCCCCGGGCGGTGCACCTACAACCTAGCCGTAAGTTACTACGTCCGCAATAACTTGGGCTGGGGTCTCGGTCAGAACGGCGCCGAGCTGCTCTGCTTTGCGGCCACGGACTCCCTCCAGCGGCAGTTCGCGCAGATCCGGTCGGCCGGCGGCTCCCCCTTCCCGGAAGCATCGCAGGACACGCAGTCCCACCACACGGCCTGCTCGAACCGCTGGGCGGGCATACGCGGCTGGGCGCCAACCCCGTTGGCCCGGGCGGACTCAGCCTGCTCCAGCGCCCTCACACGCCGCCGCTCCGCCTTCCGCTCCTCGAACCGGGCCGGGCACGTCTGGCACGCCTCGCCCGTGTCCACGTCCACCCCGGCATCACACCGCGGGTTCGCGCACCCGTACCGGTCGTCGGCCTTCAGCGGCCGCACCATCGCGACAGCGGCACCGACCAGGCGCTCAATCTCCCCGGCGTAATACTTCACCGCCCACCCGTGGTGATTCCACCGCTGCTCAATCCGGGCACCCAGCTGGGCCGGCGTACGGTCGGCGCCCGGAACATCACCGGCGAGGGCCTCGAGGATCGCGTCAGTCAGCGGCGGCACGTCCGGCAGCGCCTTCACCTCAAGCCCGGTCTTCGAGCTGATCCACCCCTCAAGGAAGTCCTTCGGGAAGAGGGCCCGCACGGAGCGCGCCAGCTCGAGCTGCTCGCGGGTGTGCTTGGCCTTCTTGCTGCCGCCCTTCTCCCCACCACCCGACCGCCGGGTGCCGTCCATCAGTTGATCGACGGGGCCATCCTTGCCGGACGCGGCGGAGCCGCCTTCAGCCGGATTTCCCCTACTACCCGAGGTTGAAGTCCTACGGACGTCCCCACCGCTTCGCGGCGAAGCTGCCTCATCCTTCTTGTTCTTCTTGTTAAGGCTTCTTCTAGTTACCACCCCCATTTGAGGGGCCACGTGGCCCCCCGTTTGAGGGGCTACGTCTACCCCCGTTTGGGGGTAGACGGCCTGACCTGCTGTTTCTTCTTCATACGCCTCGTTCAGTCTGGAGTAGAAGACACTCAGGGACAGTGGTCCGGCGTAGTCCGGAGGTGGGTTCCGGCGCAGCTTGTACGTATTCCGAAGTTGCGGCCCGTTCCCATCTGGAACGGGAATGACGCGGACTGCGCCGATGGCGACAAGCTCGTCAACGAACTTCTTGATCTTGTCGCCGCGCGAGTAGCCGAGCATGTGGGCCAGGATGGACGTGGTTGGCCATACGTACCGATCACCCCGGGTCTTGTTCAGGTGCATGGCAAGCATCCAGTACAGGGCGAGCGCGCCGGGACTGACGCCCGACAGGGCGACCCAGTGGCCGAGCATCACGAAGGGGAGGTCGTCCTCGGCCTCTACTTCGAAGGGGTCGTCGGTACCGTCCTGCTCGCGGATCTTGTTCAGCATCTTGGCGATGCCGCGGATGCTTGCGACGCTCATGCGATCACCTCGTGCGTGTGGGTGATCACGTTGCGTGGGCTTGCGGGAGTGACGCCAACTACGGATACCCTCATTGGTGAGAGCCCTTTCGAGAGGTGCCTTCTCGTGCAGCGGGGTGCGAACCCGCTGTTGTGCTTGGACGGCCGGTGGGGCTGCGATCCCGCCGGCCGTTCGCGCGTCCTGGACCAGGACGTAACCGGGCAGCGTCAGCTGCCGTCACAGTCGTTTGGGCGGCCGGCCGCGCCCACCTCGGGGCGGGCCCGTCCGGAAGTAGTCGAGGAACACCTCGGTGTCCATCGTCTTGGCATTGCCCAGATGGCCGTACTGGTGCTTCTTGTCCGGGCCAAATGGCCAGTCGCGTCGGCGCGAGATGTAGCGCAGGCCGTCAGGGGTGATGCTGTCGACCAGCCCCTCATCCATCAGAAGCGCTGCTCCTGTGGTGAAGGTGACGACGGGGGGCAGTGACTTACCGGGGGTCACAGGGGACCTCCCTCGGCAGAAACTTCGATGTCACCGAAGTTTCTAGATACAGTCGACACACGCAGGTCCTCTCGCAAATGAAGTGATCTGTGCGGCCGCTTGTCTTCGCAGGTCGGCGGCCGAAAGGGCGGTCGATCGGTCTGGTAAACCGGTCGGCCGCTCGCCTGCTTTACGGGGGACTGCGCATCCGCTGCTCCTTCCTCATCACGCCGCCAAAGCGTTGATCGCAGCGACTGCTTCAGCCGCCGTACGGTTCCCGGCATACCGGGGCGCACTAAGCATTCCGGCCAGACGATCCATGCGCTTCACGATCCACGAGATCTGCTCTTCCACTGGCAACGACAGCACCGGCCGGATGGCGTCGGCCGCACCCTCGACGTCGTCGAGCTGCACCCGCGCCGTCGCCAGGTAGACGTGCGCCAGGCGCTCGTCATCCAGCGAACGGTCCGCCTCCGGGCCCGTACGCCACATCTCAATGGCCTCCGAGGCTTCCCGTGCCGCACGCTCCGCGTCGTGCCCACCGTCCAGCCAGATCAAGCTCGAGCCGGCGTAGTACGACTGCTTCGCCCGGCTGAACCCGAACAGCCCACCCAGTGAGTCCTCCCGGCGGATCCGCTCCCGTGCCAGCTCGGCACCATCCAACGCAGCGTTTGCCGCGCGGCTATCTCCGAGATTGGCCAGGCACTGCGCCTCACCGCACCGGAGCCGGGCCTCCCCGGTCCCGTGACCGGACCCAACCCACTGGTAGCCGTCCTGGATGTACTCCATCGCCTGCCCGTAATCACCCTGGAACCGGGCGATCAGCGAGCGGGTGCCGGCCACCCAAGCGGCCAGTTCCGTATCTCCGGCGTACTCCGCGCACTGGCCAGCTGCCACGGCGTGAGCCATGGCCTGCTCCGGATCGCCCAGGTCGAGCAGCGCGTACGACAGGACCCCAGAGAGGCGACCCGCCGTTACGTACAGATCGGCCCGGTCTGCCTTGCGGTGATGACCGGAACGCAGGCGCTCACACGCCTCTGCGCGCATCGCGTGAGTGCGCTCCAGCATCGGCCCAGGAGGAGAGGCCAGGTAGTCGACCGCGGTCGCGGCTACCCCTTCCTGAAGCTCGGCGATGTCGAGATCTGCCATCGCGGTCAGGTCCCTCGACATGGCCAGCGCTGCCGCACGGACCTGGTGTGACGCTGCTTCCTCTCGGCGCTTGGCGTCCTCGCGTGTCCACACCTCCACCAGCCGTCCATTTGCGCCCAGCGCCTCGTCGGCCTGCGCGGCCATCTCGAAGGGCGCGGTCCGGCGGCCGGTCTCGAAGGAGTGCACCGAGGTCCGGTCGTACTGGACGTGCGCAGCGAGCTGCTTGAGCGTCAGGCCTGCTTCCAGGCGCAGGGATCGGAGCGTTTCTGGGAAGGTCGTCATGCGACTGAGTGTTCCTCCTCTCCGTGTTCAGGGGCAGTGCTTCATGCGGCTTATGAGCGGGATGTCAGGAGCTTCGCTGTTGTCAGTCTGTCGAGCATCTGATTGACAACAGCCGCCTCATCCCGCCCGGGCCGGGCTGGTGTTGGCATGGCAGACGTGGTCGACCGCGTCTCGCTAAGGAGCTTCATGGCGCCGCTAATCGACGTCCCCTTCCTGTCCAGCCACTGGCCGGCGCCTGCTGTCTCGTGCGGCAGCCTTTTCGGCGTGCGCTGCGAGGTACGGCTTCAGCAGGCGCCAGTCGACGACGTTGGCTCGACCGATCTTTCGCACGGGAGGGAAGCCCTCCTTCTTGGACAGCTGCGATACCCGTTGGTGGGTCAGGCTCGGGGTGACGCCTTCGTCCACCGCGCGCCGCGCGGCCTCTCTGAAGGTCACCAAGTCCTCTCCTCCTTCTTCGGTGATGGTTTCTGCCTCCATTCTCACCTAGTGACTTGCCATATGGCAAGCCACGGTCTAGCGTGGTTCTCAGCACAGCAGAACGACCCCGGGCCAGCAGAAGCCGGACCGGGGTCGCGTGTCCCGAGCAGTGGTCTCAACACCGCGACGGACGTGAACCCGCCCACCTGCGCTTACAGGGAGGCCGATCCGTATGGATCGTAACCGCCATATGGCTACCCGCACCATCCACCCCACTGAGGCAATCTCCGAGATGGACGTGGCGCTCAGCCAGGTCGTCGCCGACGAGATCGGCCCGCGCCGGCCCGGCGTCCTCTACCGCAACGTCGACGGCGTCTTCAAGGTCCTCAACGTCACGACCGACCGCAGCGAAGCCCGCCGGATCCTCAAGCGCCGCGCCGCCCAGTTCGCGATCACCGTCATCGACGTGCTCCGCCCCGACGCCGAGCCGTTCACCATCTGCACCGTGTGGACCGGCAGCGACCGCGTCCTCAAGGCGGTGGCCTGATGGACGCCAACGACCAGACCGCCCTGCGCCTCCTCGCCGAGCTCCTGCGCCTCAACTCGGCCGGCAGCAGTGACAACGCCGCCCCGGCCGTACGGCTCACGATCCGCTCCGCGACCGGCGAGTACATCGGTGAGGTGCCCTTGTCGCTGAAGCCCGCCCAGTCGCTGACCGACGCGGTCAGTGCCGTCGGGGACTATGCCGAGGCGATGCCCGCCGACTTTAAGGCCGGCCAGACCCCGGTCCCCGACCTCGACCCGGCCCTCATCGCCGACATCGAAGATCACTTCGCGGCCATCAGCCCCAAGGACTTCCTCGACGACGTTTTCGGTTCCCCCGACGCCGAAGCCTCCCTCGCCGCGTACGAGCGGCTGGTCACCGGCGAGTGGGACGGGGACCTGTGATGGGCGGCCGCTGGGACGACGAGCCCCTGGCCCCGAAGACATGCACACCGCCGCCAACGCCGTCCCCCCGCTCGACGACGAGCTCGAAGGTCTCCTCGAGGACCTGGACGGCATCCACCCCGGCATCCAGCAGATCATCGACGGCTTCCGGCTCCTCGCCATCGCCCGCCTCACCCCCGACCAGACCCAGACCACCCTCGCCGTTTTGGCCGGCGCCAACGGGATCGACGTCCTGACCCTGATGGCCACCACCATCCAGCGCCTCACCAACCCCGCCACCAACCCCGCCCTGCGCCACCTGCCCACCGACCAGCAGAAGCTCGCCCAGCACCACGGTGAGCAGGCCGCGTACCTCCTGAACGACCCCGAACTCCACCAGCCCGCAGCCGAAGCCTGCGCCGCCATCAGCGGCATCTGACCACCCTCCCCGCGGGGCCCGGCCGCCGAGCCGACAGACGACCGGGCCCCGCACCCCCCACCACCCCAGCCACCGAAGGGAACCACCGTGACCCGCACCCAGCGCGCGAAGGTCTGGATCTTCTTCCTCACCCACCGCAACCTCCGCCGCTCCTTCCGCACCCCCGCCCCGGCCGCCAAGAACTACAACCCCGCCCACATCGGGCCCTGGACCTCCGACGACTTCGAGACCGTCCAGCACCTCGCCCCCACCACCCCGACCGCCGCCTGACCACCGGGAGGAACAGCGTGCTCGCCGACCTCATCACCCGCCACGCAGCCCAGGCCGCCCAGGACATCGCCCACGAGATCGCCGCGCAGCCCGAGCAGAGCACCGAGCTCATCACCCAGCTCGAACGCATCTGGCGCGCCGAGCGCGTCGACCACGACGCGGCTGACCGGATCTGGCTGACGGCCCTCACCCACCTCACCCACGACCAGCGCAAAGACCTCTACGCCCGCGCCTACAGCAGCCAGCAGTACGCCGCCGCCCGCTGCCTCGCCCACCACAACCTCTGACCGCAGCACCACCAGCCAGAAAGGACCCGCCCATGCTTTCCCAAGTGCAGACCGCGGTCGAGCAGGTGCCCGTGCAGGCATGGGCCGTCCTGCTCGCCCTCGTCACCCTCGCCTTCGGCTACCGCATCGCCCCCGCAGTCCGAGCCCGCTCCGCCGGCCGGAAGTCCCGCGACCCCAAGAAGCGCCGCAGCCTCGTCGGGTTCCTCGGCATGGGCCTCGTCGTCATCGCCGGCCTCGCCCTCTCCACCAACACCTCCAGCCGCTTCGCCGAGCAGCGCCTCCACATGGAATCGCCCTGGCACATGACGGTCGGCCTCGTGCTCGAGGCGATCGTCCTCGGCCTGTCCGTGTACTCGTGGGCGTTCAACGACAAGGGCGCGGCAAGGGCCGCGTACGTCCTCGTCTTCGCCCAGGCGATCGGCGCTATCGAGGTCGTCCGGCAAGAACACGAGGACATCGGTACCGCCCTGGTCCGCATCGTCGGCCCGGTCATGCTCGCCTACGGCCTCCACAAGCTCCTCGGCCTCGAAGCGAAACTCGGCAAGGTCGAGATCAACGCCGACGGACTCCTCGCCCGCGCCTGGCGCGACCGGAAGAACCGGATCGAAAGCCGACTCGGAATCGGGGCACGCGGCGCCGATGCCGAAGCGATTTCCCGCAGTAACGCCGCCGACAAGTTCGTGAACCTGAATTCGGTTGGAAAGCCCCGCCGCATGACTAACCGGATGTACCGGCGCGCTCTCGTAAAGACCGGCCGGGCCGCACTGCACGGCTTGGAAGGACTTGAGCGGCAGATGGCGGAAGCACACCTGGTCGACCGGATCGCCTACGAGAAGGGCATGCAGGTCGGTGGCGACCACTTCGAGACGGCACTGATGCGGGGGGTGCGGTCGAACACCGGGCCGACGTACCCGGACGCGGCCAGTCCGGATGGAGTCAGCCTTCTGACCAGCGCGGCTATCGAAGCCGCACCCACCAGCCAAACCGAAGACACGGACGAGCCGCAGCCCGACAAGCCGCAGCCGCGTTCGAACCCCGCAGCGACCGACGCCGAACGGAAGTCCCGTGCCTTCAACGTCTACGCCGACCTCGGCCAGCCCTCACAGCGCGCCTTCATCAAGCTGTGGCGCCAGCGCGGATTCGGCGAGTCCGACCAGACCGTCCGAGACCTCTACAACGAGATGCACGCCGCCTTCGAGAAGTCCCGAAAGGGGAGCACCGACTGATGGACAGCCAGGAATTCGTCTACCTCGTTGGCATCGTTCCGGGCCCGCCAATCCCTTACGTGAAGATCGGATACGCACGGGACGTGTGGAGCAGGCTCGGCGAGCTTCAGTGCGGGAACCCCTTTGAGCTGCGTGTTCTGTCGTTCCTTCCCGGAGGCAGAGAGGTGGAGGGCTCGATCCACTGCGCACTTGCCGCGCACCGGGTGCGAGGCGAGTGGTTCAACCTGGGAAACGACCCCCTGAAGATGTTCATGGACGCTTACCAGGGCCGCCCAGTCATGCTTCCCCGGATCACCAAGATGCCGGTGCCGAGGCAGAGCGCACAGGCTGAGAAGCGTGCGTTCGACCTCTTCTTCGACCTCCGCCAAGGGGACGACCACCCCTCGCAGAACGCTTTCGAGCGTGCATGGCGCAAGGCCGGCTACGGCCTGAAGACCGACGACATCCGCGCCCTCTACAAGGACATCCACACGAAGGTCACCGGCCAGTGAGTAAGTCCCTTCAGACCGCCCAGCCTGAACTCGTTGAAAGGAAGTGCAGGAGGTGAGCGCAGAGACGATTGCCTCGCTTGATCCCGGCTTGACGACACCCCCGAACGCTACGTTGAGTGACAACGTTGGCGGCGGGGCGGGGCGGGGCGGGGCCGACAACCCCTCACAGGGCCCCCTTGTGGTCGTCCAGCAGCCCCGATCCGCTTCCCCGCCCCGCCCCGCCCCTCGCCAATCTCGGGGTGATGCTGACAACTCGTTGCGAAACGGATACGCGGCAATCTCACATAGTGTGAGCGGCGAAACGGCAGCCATCGGCCTCGGATTCCTCGTCGCCGGACCCGCCGGCGCCATCATCGGCGGTGCCGCCCTGCCCGTCCTTGTCGCCGCATCCATGTGGCGCGCACGCCGCCGCGAGCACGACGAGAACGCCAACAACGGCACCAACGAGGCAGGCCGGAGCGACCGCAGCGGCTCGGGCCGCGACCGCTCCGGCTCGGATTCCGGCGGCCGAGGCAACAGCGGCGGTCGCGGGAACGGCAGGGGAGTGGCGGCGGCCGGCACCGCTCGCCCAACGGATCAGCGGGCGGCCGGCACAAGACCCGAAAAGCCCCGACACCGGCAAGGACAACGGCAGCGGGACCGGACTGGGCGGCGGTAAGAACCGCAAGCCGAAGGTGAAGGACCCGGTCGTCGACAAGCTGAACAAGCTCAGCAAGGGCCTCGCCGACAAGGTGAAGCCGAACAAGGCCGCCAAGGACAACCTCCCGGAGAACGGCAAGGGAGCTGGCGGCACCCACCCGAAGGGGAAGGGCGACAGCGGGAACGGCCAGGGCAACAAGGCGAAGAACGACAAGGGCTCCGGAGACTCGTGGACCAGCTCCCCCGACGGCCTGGACCCGAAGAAGCCGAAGGACAAGAAGGACCGCAGGCGTAAGGACCGGAAACACAAGGACGACGACGCATCGAGCTCGACGGCGCGCGACGGCCTCGACAAGAACGACCCGAAGGGCCCGAAGGGCGGCGGAGGAGATGCTCTTCCGCCGAAGCCGGATTACGACCCGGACGAGTACGTCGACGCCGAACTCGTCGACGACGACCTGCCACCGAAGCCGGACGGCGTACCCGACGAGGTCATCGACGCCGAAGTGATCGACGAGGACCGGATCGCCCTCGTCAAGGCGAAGCGCGAAAGGCAGCGCCGCCGTGAAGCGATCGCCGCAGGCAAGAAGGCCGAGAAGGAAGCCGCTCGCGACGGCACCATCGGCGACCCGCACACGGTGAAGGTTGAGCGCATCCGCACCGAGAACCAGCGGATCGACCTCGAACTGCACTGGCAAGACCAGCTGCTCGCCCTCGCGGCGGGAACCGAACAACGAAGGAGCACCCCCGTGACCTACCCCGTAGCCACCACGCAGCCCGCGGGAACCCGCACGGCCGGCGTAGCGGTTGCCCGGCAGATCGACATGCGCGCCTCCACCGCGTACAAGCTCCTCGTCGCCGCGGCGGAGCAGCTCGCCAACGGCCTCCACAACGACGCCGACGCCGACATGGCCGACCACGTCGTGGAACTCGTCGGCATCCCCGCCCTGTGCCGCAACCTCTCCCTCGCCGTACGCGAAGCCGCCGCCGCCCTCCAGAAGACAGCGCCGCTCCACCCCAGCGTCGTCAAGCACCTCAACAACGCCGCCGTCTCCGCCCTCACCGCCGCCCGCATGGCCGACACGATCATCGTCGTGTTCGTACAGGCACACCGCGAGGACATCTACCGCGTCATGGAACCCCGCATTGGCGAAGAACGCTGGAACATCCGCAACGCCGCCGGCACCCTCGACGCCGCGAAGATGCGGGCCGCCATCATGTCCTCCGGGCAGAAGCGCCTCGCCCTCCCGCTGGCAGCACCCCGACCGGATCCACCAACAGCGGCACCGGCAAGCTCGCCCCCGCCTCTGCCGACAGCACCAAGAAGCTCATCCACCTCATGGAGGGCATGGACCGCGGCCACATGGTCGTCTGCCTGTCCGAAGTCGCTGGTGCCGCCGCAGGCGTCGAGACCGTCGCTGACGCCGTCACCAAGCTGTATCGGCGCATGGCCAAGACCTGGCCCACCGAGACCGCCGTCGACAACACCGTCCTGGCCACCGCTTCCAAGGTGAAGAACGTCGCCGCCGAACTGCGTAAGGCCATTAAGGCCGCCCAGCGCGCCCACCAGCGCGAACTGAAGCTCAACGCCAGCCCTCGCAAGGGGGCCCACGCCGAACAGAAGTGGGACGTCGTCGGCCGCCCGGGCCAGCACTGAACCCGAGAAGGGAGATGAAGACCATGACTAAGACCGAGATCCCCGTCGGCCTCGAAACCCTGTCCGACAAACCGAAGCGCTGGGACTTCAGCCGCGACGCCGTCACTCCCGGACGCCTCACCGCATGGGGCGCCGAACTTGCCTGCGCCAGCGCCCTCGTCGCACCCCTTGCCGACATCCCCTGGCAGGCTGGCGCATCCGCCGGCGTCGTCTGCACCGGCGCAGCTGTCCTCTACGAGAGGGCCCGCGGGTCCTGGCGGCGCGTAATGGTGGCGCGCGCCTCCTCCTGGCTGGCCACCACCGGATGGCTGTCGTACGCGCTCGCTACCCGCCCGACCTTGCTCACAATGACGGTCGGCGTCGCCACGTGGGGCGCCGGCGCCGCCGTGAACATCGGGATGGACCGATGGGGAGAGCAGACCCGCGAAGCCGAGGCCGAGCTCGACCGCCGAATCGAGCAAGGCGAAGAGATCGCGAAGGCTCAGCAGGGTTGGGCGAAGCTCCTGTACGACATCTGCGGGATCGAGGGCGCCGTCGCCGACCCCATTGTCGACCGCTGGCCCTCCGGTGCCGGTGAAACCGTGAAGATCACCCTCCCGGCGCACCTCAACATCGACTCTCTCCGCGGCTACGAAGCCGAACTGGCCGGGGCGCTGCACCTGCCTAAGGGCGGCGGCGTCGCCTTCTCCGCCGGCGGGCCCGAGGTGCCCCGCAACGTCGTCTTCATTGCCATCACCCGCAAGAACATGATGTCCGGCGCCATCCCCTACCCGAAGCTCACCCCCACCACCATCAACAAGCCCGTCGGGTTCGGCCGGATCGGCAACGGCGACGAAGCCGCCCTCAACCTGAAGGACGAAGGCGTCATCGCGGTCGGCGCGCAGGGCTCCGGCAAGACCGCCCTCATGAAGACCCTCGGCCTCGGCTTGGTCCGCTGCGTCGACGCCCTCGTCTGGGACCTGGACACCTCAGCGAAAATGTCCGCCGTCTTCGTCAACCCGTACCTTCGCCACGGCATCGGCGTCCCGCTGGTCGACTGGCCAGCCACCAACGACGACGAATGCAGGCTCGTCGTCCAGGCCGCCCGAGCAGTGATCGCCGCACGGAAGACCGAATACGCCGACCTTCTCGAAGACGAAGACGTCGACAACCTGCCCGCCACCGCCGAAATCCCGGCGATCCACATCCGTGTCGACGAGACCAAGTCGATGGCCGACGACGTCCTCGAGGGCATCGACTTCATCATCGAAGAAGGACGATCGGTCAACGTTCGCGTGGACACCACCGGCCTGCGCGCCACCCGCGACTACATCACCGCCACCATGGACGAACTGACCCCGGGCCGCATCGGCCTACGCACCAACAACGCCAGCGAACTCGACATGCTCTTCCCCGGGTTCGGCGCCCCAGACATGGCGATCTTCACCGATCCCGGAACCGTCGTCTACATGAGCGCCACCAAGGGCCCCTTCCAGCCCGCCCCCGCCAAGGCCTACGCCACCATGGCTGAAGCCTTCCCCGAGGGCAGCGAAGAGCACAGGCGCATGTCGACCCTGTTCATGGATGCTGCGCGCCAGCTGTCCAGCATCCGCCCCGACCTCGACGAAGTCTCAGCCCGCGCCGCCGGCCTTGCTTATGGGCAGCGCTGGGCCCGCTGCATCCCCAACCTCCGCGGCGACTCCTACGGCAACGTCGGCCCCGACCGTATGCACGAATCCGTATGGGAGCTCTACCGGTCCTGGCCCACCCCCGCCTCCTACGACGTGCTCCTTGGTCGGGCCATCGACGAGGACGGTGACACCGTCACTGCGCAGGGCGCATCCATGACGATCCCGCGGCTCACCGAGACCATGCTCGACGAAAACGAACTCGAGCGGGCCGCAGCCCAGGAAGCAGCCATCGAACTCGCCAAGACCCGCGTCGCCCCCAAGTCCAACGACGAACTCGCCATCGAACTCTTCGCAGCACGACGCGCCCCGGCGAAGCCGTCCGAGGTGTACCCGCTGATGGTGAAGGCCGGCTACGACAAGTCGGACCGCACTTTCCGCGACCTGTGCGCGAAACTCGCCCTTCAGGACAAGCTCATCAAGGGCGATGATGGAACCTACGCGGCTATCGAATGCGGTGAGGTTCCCGATGCAGTCGGACGAGTTCCCGGATCTGAAGATGACCCCGATGGACGAGGCGATGCTCCACATGAGTGAGCTGATCTCCGGCCTGAAGAAAGCCGGTCTCAGCGAAAACTCCGCTGTGCGCTTCGCAGCCATCTACTTCGCCGAGTCGTCAGGCAGCGTCGACGACTCGGACGCCGACTGAACCAACGACACGACCAGAAAGCCCCCGGGTCGTACCCGGGGCTTTCTGTATCCGCCCCCACCGCCCGCCGCGTTGAGAAGGAAGCCCCCGATGAACGTTCGCCTTACCGACCCCCAGCAGCCCCACGCCCCCCAGGCCGGGCAGCCCACCCTCAACGACAACGCCCGCGCCTTCCTCACCGAAATCGAACAAGCCCTCGCCGAAGCCCAGCGGCCCGCGCCCACCGTCCCCACCTCATACAAGGACTTCACGCCCGTGCCCCCCATTGGCACAGCCCCGCCCGTACCCCAACCCGGTCGGGCCGCCATGAGCGCCAAGGCCGTCGACGACTGCGCCCGCATGATCGGAGCCAGCGTCGTCATCGCCGTCACCGGAGGCGCAGGGACCAGCATCATGTGGGCCTCCGGACACGCCGACCCCGAGGTCATCGCCTGGGTCTGCGCCGCCCCCGTCGGCCTCGCTGCCCCCATCCTCGCGGTCAGCTGGCTCATCAAGCGCGTCAAGGACGTTGCCGAGGCTGCTCCCGCCGAGCACCACCACCACTACGACGGCAACGTCTACCAAGACCACCGCACCACCCACACCGAGACCCGTGGCATTTGGGCCAAGACCAACAACCAACTGCCCCGCTGAGGGCCGGAGGATCCGTGAATCTCGACCTGTGCGCTGTCCTGCGATGCACGGATCAGCCGTTCATCCGGCACCCGTTGCTGTTGTGCCGACGACACGCCCTGATGGTGTCCCTGAACGTGACTGACGTCCTCCACGCCAACGCACTCGAGGGCCAACCAGCCAACGTGCTGGACGCCGACCGAGCCGCCGTCGCTTCAGACGACGTGTGGAACCGCTCGTCCCACCAGCCAGTGGTCTACTTCGTCGTCAACGGCGACCGGGTCAAGATCGGGACCAGTACCAACATCACGGCTCGACTCTCCGCGCTCTGTCTGCGCAAGTCGAACGCCCCGCTCCTCCTGAACGGAGGAAACGACCTGGAAGGCGCTCTGCACCAGCACTTCGCGTCTGACCGCCTCGGACAGACCGAGTGGTTCATCCTGTCCAAGCGAATCCAAAACTACATAGCTGGCCGGAAGGCGGCAGCGGCTGCCCTGAAGCAGCCATCGCTCGTCGATGAAGAGTCCACCACGCGCCCGGCCGGCGACCGCATCAACGTCCCGTCGTATCCGAGAAATCCCACGGCCTGCGAGACGATCCTGAGTGTCCTCAACAAGTACGCGGACCCTGCTGGAATCGACATCGTCTACATCGACCGGCCCGCCCTCCTCACCGCCACCAGCCTGAATGAATCAACTTTCGCCAACGCGCTCAGCAAGCTGGCAGGCGCGAGCAAGATCCACCGCATCGCGGAAGGCAAGTCCGTCCGCGTCGGCCTCGGCCACCAACCCGCCAGCGGCTCCAACGACTGAAAGACCGGCATGAGCACCACCCCGAACCCTGAGGCCGCGATCGCTGCCCGTCTCCCCGACGGGCGGCTGATCATCGCCAGCCTCGACCCCAACACCCCCGAATCCCGCAGCCCTCTCCAGCGAGCCCTGCGCGCAGCCGAGAACCCCGATACGCCGCCCACAGCCGTTCCGTTACGGCCAGCCGATAAAACCCACCCACGGGAGACCAGCATGGACAACATCAGCACGCGCAGCATCATCACCTCCTTCGGTGAAAACCACACCGACATCCCCCACGGCAACGCCCTCCTCGTCGACACCCGCGCCCTCCGCAACCCGCCCGAAGACCCCGCCGTACGCGAACGCATGCTCAACTCCAACGGCCTCGACCCTGAAGTTCGCCGCTACGTCATGGCCACCCGCGGCGCCCGTGAAATGGTCGACCAGACCACCGAACGAGTCCGCACCCTCCTTGAGGAGAACAACCTCCGCCGCTGGGCCGGCGAACAGCTCCTACGCGTCGATGTCCACGTCATGTGCGGCGGCGGCCGCCACAGGTCAGTCGCCGTAGCCGAAGAAATCGCCACCGCACTACGCGCCCACGGCATCGGCGTCGAAGTCGAACACCCCCACATCGACAAGCCCATCACCCCCAAGCCGGCCACAGGGGATACCGCCTAAGACAAACCCCCGTTTGTGCGCCACGCTGGTACTGCACAGCCCGGTCGGGGGCCCCGGTGTCCCCGCGCCCAACCCCCGACCAGGCCGTGCCCAAACAACCCGCATGAACGTTTACCCACCGGCCGGACGACACCCCCCCCGTCGTCCAGGCCCGAGATGGCCCCGCGAACCCACCCCCCCCAGGGAACGCGGGCCACTCCCATTCCCGGCCCGAACTACTTGACGGGCTTCCACGTCCCGCACTGCTCAGACTTGAACATGCCGTCCGACGGCAGGATCGTCACCGTGATGTCCGTCGCCGCGTTGGCGAAGTTGTTGTCCAGGATCTCCCCGGCCTTCGTGGCCCGCTCCCAGTAGCAGTCATCCAGCCGGCCCTTGGTTCGGTACGTCCCCGGCGGGATCGTCGCCCCCACATCACCCTTCGCCGGCGGAACAGCCCGCACCTCGTACTCCCCATCCCCGAACCACCGCTCGTACCGCCCCGACGACGCGGCCTTCACCGCCCACGACCACTTCGGACACAGCTTCGGCACCCCCGCCGACAACACCGCCCCCCGGTCACCCTCCATCTGGCCGCTCTCCACCAGCCACTGCGGCCGCGACGCCCCACCAACCGCACTCACCGGCAGCGACTCACAGATGTCCGTCACGAGGTCCGACGGCTTCTCGTACAGGCTGTCCTCCACGGCCCAGCCCTTCTTGGCCGCCAGCCGGTCTAGGTCACCCTCCGGCGTGCGAGGGAACGTCTCCTCCGTCTCCGTCACCACCGGCTCAGGCACCATCTCCGGGGCCTCCGGCGTCACCGACGGGGACGGCTTCGCGTCCACCTCACCGCCGCCAGAGCACCCGCCGGCCAGCATCACCACAGCCACCGCCACAACGGAAGACCCCACCCCACGCACACGTTTCATGAGCGCAGGATGACAGCGCACACGAGCAGGGGGAACCAAAACGCCACGATCAGGGATCATCAAGGTAGGCGCGGGGCCTGACCGACCAACATGCGGGAGCCCCGACCGCCATGCCAATCTCCAAAGCACAGCAAGCCCTCATCTCCGAGCGCCGCACCATGCTCATCCGCCTCCGCCGCAAGGGCGTCCCCTTCGACGACCCCCAGATCCTCGACCTCGGATACAGCAGTTCCGGCGCCGCACGCAAAGACCTCATCCGCGCCCTCGAGCAGAACCGCGACGAGGAAGCCGCCGAAGCGTCCGTCTACCGGCAGCAGGAGAACGAACGCCTCGACGCCGAACTCGAACGCCTCGAAGGCCTCGAAGCCGCCGCCCGCCAAGTCCTCAAGAACCGGCACATCCTCGTCAACAACGGCCGCGTCATCCTCCACCCCGACACCAACGAACCCATGGAAGACGACGCCCCCGTCCTCCAAGCCATCGACCGGCTCGTCAAGATCGACGATGCCCGGCGACGCAACGGGGAGCGCCGAGCCAAGCTCAACGGCCTCGACATGCCCGTCAAGACCGAGGTGTCCGGACCCGAAGGCGGACCGCTCTCCGTATCGACCGCAGACCCGGAGAAGCTGGCCGCGATCATCGCCGCAACTAGTCGGCTCGACACCGGCGACCCCGCCAACACGGCCACCTCCACCCCGGCCGACGACGAGGCCACGGAATGAGCGCCGAACACGCTGACGCCATCGCGAAGGAACTCCACCGCCGCACTACCCGTCTCTACGAACTGGTCGCGACCGAGGCATTCACTGCTGCCAGCCGAGAAGTCTCCGAATCATCCACCTCCGTGGCCGAGCACGTACGAGGCGAGGTCATCGGACTTCGTGGCGCCCTTGGCATCCTCCTCGGTGGAACTGTGCCAGGCGGTACAGCGGACCAGCTCGCCCTCGCCTACTACGAGCAGTGGCTGAACCGTCAGGAACCCGACGGGTGACCACAGCCCTTGAACGGCAAGTCGCGGTGTACCGCACCCTGCCCCCCGACCAGCGCGCCGCCATTACCCGTCTCGCCGACAAGGAGACCCGCGCCGCCCTGGCGTGGGCCGAGCAGCAGATGGCCATCGAGCGTTCCCCCGGGCAATGGCGGCCGCGCTCACCGGAGGCCGCGAGTGGCAAGCCCGCCACCTTGACCTCATCGACATGGCCTTCGTTCGCATCGCCGCTGGCGAACGCATGCGGGTCCTTCTGAACATGCCTCCACGTCATGGGAAGAGCGCTCGCGCCGCCCGCTGGGGGCCCTTGTGGTACCTGGCCCAGAACCCCGACCACCGCGTCATGATCGCCTCCTACGCTGCCAAGCTCGCCGAAGGCCACGGACGGTGGATCCGGGACAGCATCCGCGCGCACGGCGACACCATCGGCATCAATCTCCGCTACGGGTCGCAGGCGGCGAACCGCTTCGACCTGGAGAACACCGAGGGCGGTCTCGTCACCGCCGGTGTCGGAGGCTCGCTGACGGGCATGGGCGCAAACGTCGCCATCGTCGACGACCCTCTGAAAGACGCCAAGGACGCCGACAGCCCCGTCAAGCTCGCCACCCTCTGGGACTGGTGGCAGCAAGTCATCAACACGCGCATGGAACCCAACGGCTCCATCATCGTTATCCAGACCCGTTGGTCGGAGAACGACCTCGCCGGCCGCATCCTCCAGAGCGGAGCCGAGGACTGGACCGTCATCAACCTCCCTGCCCTCGCCATGACCGCCGACGACCCCCTCGGACGAGAAGTCGGCGCACCACTCTGGCCCGAGCGTTTTCCAGCGCAAGCACCTCGACCAGTTCAAGAAGGCCGTCGGCGAACGAGGCTGGTGGGCCCTCTACCAGCAAGAGCCCCGCCCCCTCGAAGGAGGCGTCTGGAAATGGCCGTGGATCACCGACAACCGCATCACCCCCCAAGCCTTCCGCGGCGTCGACCTCACCCGCACCTTGGTCGCCATCGACACCGCAGGCGGCCGCGAAGACAGCGACGAAGTCGGCCTCATCGGTGGCGGCCGCAATGCCGAAGGCGAGATGTACCTGCTCGCCGACCGGTCGAAGAAGATGGGCGCCGCAGAATGGGGCCGCGAAGCCTGCCTGCTGGCCATTGAACTCGAGGCCGACGCCTGGGTGGTAGAAGCGAACTTCGGCGGCGACATGGCCGCGCAGATCCTCCGCCAAGCCTGGCAAGAGCTCCAGCGTGAGGGCCTCACCAACGGCATGCTGATGCCCCGCATCATCGAAGTCACCGCCAAGGTAGGAAAGAGACTGCGCGCCGAACCCATCGCCCAGCTCTACGAGAACGGCCACGTCCACCACGTCGGAGAGTTCCCCGGACTCGAGGTCCAGTACGTGTCCTGGATCCCCGGCATGGACTCCCCAGACCGCCTGGACGCCGCCGTCCACCTCATCACCGAACTGGCCGACCCGGCCTCCGCAGCCGTCGCCAGCACCCCGTACAAAGACCAGCGGCTGGCCGGTCGCCGGTGAACGCCCCGACCCGGGCCGAGAAGGGACCAGGGCACCGTCGTCCTGGCGGCCGACGGCCTCAGCCTGCCTGACCTGCACAAAGAGCAGTGACCACTTAGATGCCAAATAAGTGGTCACTTTGGGGGACCCAGTTTGGAGAAGCCCGTGTGGAATCACCAGACGTGAATTAGATTGGGCGACGCCTCACTGAACGCACTGCACAGTGCGCTGGGGGTGAGGCAGAGAGAAGCCCGGGAACCGGCAACAGCCGGCCCCCGGGCCAAGTGGTAGCGGCCGCCCTGAGTCAGAACCAGGGGATGTCGCGAACAAGACCGATAGCGCGGTCTACGTTCGCAACAAACGACAGCCCCAACAGGATCTTGCTCAGGGCCGCCCGCCACTTTGCACGCGGCTTCCGATGCCGTCCAGCCATGCTTGGTACTCCCTCCCTAGTGAGTTGCAGAGGGGGACCACAGGCTCGAGATGGCGTGAGCCACCGCGCGAACCGAGCCTACGCACGGCCGCGTTCCACTGCGCCGCGAATCCAGAAATCTCCCGCCCGGGGAACGACCTGCGGATACGCCCGTACTCTGATCACAAGGCGCGGGCCTGGTACGGAGGAAAACTCTGTGGGCCTCAGAGAGATCGCCATCCACGCGTGGAGCTGGCTGAACTACAAGCCGGTGTACTCCGACGCGCAAGGCATGCCCAGCCGCCGGGCGTTCCCTGAAGCGCAGGCCATGTGGGTGCCAGCCGACGCCGAGCACCGGCTCGCCGCCTACAAGCTCCTGGCCGCCTACGACCACAACCAGGCCTCCGAGATCGCCGAGGTCGTTGACGGGCCGCTCGCCCGGGAGCGACGCGAGTTCGGCGACCCTTCGATGTTCATCGACACCCTCGTCGCGAACGTCCTGGGCCGGGACCAGAAGATCGTGGTCCCCGGCGCCGAGCAGACCGGCTCCAAAGAAGGCGAAGCCGCAGCGACAGCCGCAGCCGAACGCGTCCAGAACCTCCTGCGCGCCTGGGCCAAGGCCGAGCTGCTCCCATTGCGCCTCCAGCAGTGCGAACGCAAGGCCGTCGCTCTCGGAGACGGTGTGTACCGCATGGCGTGGGACCCGGCCAAGCGCCGCCCCACTTTGCGCGTTACCGACCCCGGCTTCTACTTCCCCGTCATCGGCGAGGACGACGACGACGGCGAGTACCCGCGGCGCGTCCACTTCGCGTGGGAACTGCCAGCCGATCCGAAGCGCGGGCTGAAGACCAGACTGCGGCGCATCACGTACGAGCTGGACTGGATCCGCCCCTGACCGTGGCCGGGGTAGACGAGACGGGAACCCGCGCCGTGCGCGCCCTGCCGCCGCCGGCCCAGGCCCTGGACGGCGGTGAACTCGAGGAGCCCGCACCCCCCGTGCTGACGCCCGGTGACACGATCGAGCCCGTCTCCGGGGCCATCGCCCGCCAGTACGCGTGGAACGACGAGCCCTCGTACGTCACCTGCTACCTCACCGACGCCACCTGGGTCATCGACGACCTCAAGGGCCCCGTCGACGTCGACTCGCTGCCCTGTCCCTGGCCACGTACGCCACCCGGTCCGACGGGGAAGTCCTCGACCACCTCGACCTGCTCATCGATTTCATCCCGGTCATCCACGTCCCCAACACGGTGCCGCCGGCCGAAGAGCACTGGGGCCAGTCGTCCCTCGCGAAGGTCCTGCAAGTCTTCGACGAGCTCGCCGGCTCCGACACGGACTCCGCCCGGGCCTCGGCGACCACCGGTCTGCCCATGCTCGCCATCTCCGGCGCCAACCCGCAGAGGAAGTGTCGGCCAGGCCCGGCATGGTCTTCAAACTGGCGGACAACGGCCGCCTGACGGCCGTCGATACCTCCGCGGCCCTCGCCGAGCTCCGCAACCACGTCGGCGAACTGAAAGAGCGGGCTGCCGCCATCGCCCGACTGCCCGCCGTGTCCTGGGCACCCTCAGCCCCTCCGAAGTCCCCTCCGGTTTCGCCATGCAGATCTCCCTCGGCCCGCTGGACTCCTCATCGGCAGCATGCGCCTGGCCCGCGAGTACAAAGAGAAGCTGCTCCTGAAGTTCGTCCAACGCCTCTACCTGGCAGGCCAGCACCCGACTGGGCAGGCATCACCCCGCAGGACGCCGAACTCGTCCGCGGCCCTACACCCCCACCGACAAGGCGTCTGTCCTCGAGCAGGTCGCCAACGGCGTCTCCAAGGGCGTCATGTCCCTCGAGACGGGCGTACGGATGCTCACCGACGCCGGGTTCCCCATCGACGACATCGAGCAGGAAATCGAGCAGATCCAGGCCCGCCAGTTCGAGCAGGCCCGGTTCCTCGCCGACGCCCTCGAAACCTTGACGAAGTCGCCGACTTCCTCGGACGCAAAGCCCCCGAGACCCCGGACCCGCCCATACCGAACCTGCCGCCGGTTCCAGGCGGCGACGAAGACGAAAACCCGCTGGAGCCGGGGCGGCAGGCAACCGGGGGCAACGAATGAGCAGACTCGTGCTTTCCTTGATCTCAGGCGCGGGGCCTGGATACCTCTTGGAGGACTTGCCCCTATGCGCCGCCCCGCGCTTGACCGCATCACCGGACCCGTCGACACCACGGCGTGGGCCCACCCGTACCCGGCGGCCCCTTCTCCCCGGTTTTCTACGCCTCCGGCGACCCCAGCCGGATGCCGTGACCCTCCGGCAGGTGACACCGACCCGGCAGACCCGCCCAAGCCCAAGGCGCCGGCCACCCGCCCCGGACCCGCGGACGGCGAACTCATCGTCCGAAGCGACTGGCTCGAACAGAAACTCACCGCGGAAAAGGACTCCGGGCGCCGCAACGGCAACCAGCGCCTCGCCTCCGACCTCGGATTCGACGACGTCAACAGCCTGCGCCAGTACGTCGAAGACAAGAAGAAGGCCGAGCAGGCACAGCTGTCCGAGACCGAGCGCCGCGCGAAGGAACTCGAGGACCGGGAACGCAAGCTCGCAGAGAAGGAAACCCAGGCAGCCGCCCGCGAACGCGTCGCCAACCGCCGCGCCATCCTGGTCGGCCTCGGAGCAACCGGCACCGACCTGGACGACGCCACCGCACTTCTGCGAGTCGACAACGACGCCAGCGACGACGACGTCACGGCCGCCGCCGAAGCCCTCAAGGCCCGCCGGCCCGAACTCTTCGGCGTACGCCCGCAGACAGACCCGGCCGCCCCGCAGCTGCCGCCCGCCCCCGGCGGAGCACCCGCCGGCGGCGCCCCCGCACGCCAGGCCACCACCGGCAAGCCCGGCGACCGCGGACGAGAAATGGCCCGCCTGCGCGGCCACAAGGCCGCCTGACCACCAGACTTCCCGGTCGCACAGCGGGGTTGGGACCACGCCCTCTCCTCGTGGACGCGCACCCGCGGGTGCCGCTGGCACCAAACACGCCACATCACGAGGAGAGCTGTGAACGACTTCCAGCCCTACTCCTACACGGACAGCGTCACAGCCGACAGGCCGTGGCTCGCGTCCCTGGTAGGAGTCCAGGACACCAACACCATCACCCTCGACCTGAGCAAGTTCGTCGCGGGCACCCACTACACCGTCTCGGCGAACCCGATGCTCCAGGGCCGAAACGTCATGCGCTCCGGCATCCCGCTGGGCAAGGTCACCGCATCCGCCTGTACGCGCCGTACGCCGGCCCGACATCCGAAATCCAGACCGTCACCGTCACCGGTACGCCCACCGGCGGCACCTACACGCTGACGTTCTCCGGGCAGACCACCGCCGGCATCCCCTACAACGCCACCGCCGCACAGGTGAAGACAGCCCTCGAGGCCCTGTCGAACATCAACGCCGGTGACGTGCTCGTCTCCGGGGGCCCGCACCCCGGAACCGCGATCGTGGTCGCCTTCGCCGGCCAGTACCTGGGCGACGACCAGGCGCAGATGACCGCCTCCGCAGCCGGACTGACCGGCGGCACCACCCCCGCCGTGACCGTCACCACGACCACCGCAGGCGGCGGCGCGGCACCGGCGGACGGCACCGACATCCTCGCCGGATTCCTGGTGTCCGAGATCAGCTTCAACCCCGGCTCCACCAAGGCCGCCGGCGCGCTGCTGTGGCACGGCGAGATCTTCGCCGAACAGTGCCCCGTCCCGTTCGACCCCACCGATGTTGGGCCACCGCGCCCGGCGTCAACATCCACTACCGATAGTAGGAGGAGCAGACGATGGAAGCCCTTGAGCTCCTTCTGCGAGACACCAGCGCCACCGACCTGACCGTGTTCGCCCGCCAGATGGACACCCCCGCCAAGTACCGGCTGACCCGCGAAGTCCTGCCGGAGACGCAGATCCAGGGCATCAAGTTCCGCACCACCAGCGCAAAGCGCCGCGTCAACGCCGCGAAGTTCCGGGCCTACGAC